TTCTTCCTCGCAGTTCTTCTTCCATTCCGGACGAAGATATGGGAAGTTCGTGAATGTAGATTGCACTGTGCCAATGATTGTAGCAATCTCAATCTTCTTCTTGAGGCTGGCTGCTGTGTCATCAGAACGAACAACAACAGTAGAAAGATTGCAGAATTCAAATGGCTTCAGAATGATCTCTGAGCATGGGTTAGTTCCATACTCGCAGTTTTCATCACGGCCCCATTTGGCTGCTTGCTCTTGAAGAGCCTTACGATTGATCATACCCCGCTCACCGCTGTGGCTGTTGTAGAGCGAAGTCCATTCCTCAAGGAACTGGCCCATCGGAGGACGCCCACGATACACCGCAGAGTTGTTGGCATAGGAACGGAAGCCTGCTTGTTCCCACCATGCACCGCTCTTGCACAATGCCATCTCACGATCAGAAAGATCGCTGAGGGAAATCATAGCAGAACGACGAACGCCACCAACGATGACTGCATTGGCAATGGCACAGCAGATATCGTGGCACTCAAGAGCGGTCAATCGACGGCCTTGTGCATTGTAGAATACCTTGACAATAAACTTAAACAAATTGTCAAGGGGAGCGGGGCCACTTGCACGGCCACCGAATGTCTTGAGTCTTGCTCCTGCTGGACGAATCTTGCTCAGATCCCACTTGACATGGAGACCACAATAAAGATGATCCATGAGGAACTTGACTGCATTGCCCCAACCTTCCTTGGAGTCTTCAACAACATAAGTGATGTTGAATGCCTTCTCAATCTTGTTTGCAACTTGAGGAAGTTTGTCTGTGTATTGGTGTTCGACAGAATATCCGACACCAGTTCCATTCATCAAAACAACAAACAATTCTGCAAATGAATCAAGGCTGTCAATGGGCAGATATGAACAATTATACAAACAGGTATTGTCGTGATTCAATGCTGGTCCAGCAGTCATCAAACTGCGCATGGAAGGAAGAACCTCAAGATTGAGAATTGCTTCCTTTACATCAGGCCGCTCTGCCAACTGTGGAACCTTATTTGTGAAATAATTCCACCAGCGATCTACGCATTCGTTCCAAGTTTCTCTTCGGTTCTCTGAAGGAAGCCATCTGGAGTAGCGAGAAATAAAAATAAACGATTGGAACGGTGATAAAATATCTGCCATAATGTACCTCTTTTTAAGTGTGTCTTTATTTAGTTGTTAAATTTTTCCAAGAAACGGGAAAAATGGGAGCAATAATTTTATCAATTGCTTCAGCATATTTTTGAATTTCCCATTGGCTATGTGCATCAATTCTTAACTTATAAACCCTAGCAAATGCGTATAGAGAGCCAGTCCATACAAATTCTGTGTAAGTTCCTTGTGGTAGAATAGATCTGGCCTGCTCAGGAGCAACCCCATCTGCTAATAGGCGATTGTAGACTGCGACACACTCCTTTACGACACCATCATATTCTTGACGCATTTGAATACAGATATCCATATCCTCAATAGCACCACTGCTTCCTTGCTTGGCACCGTCAGTTGGTGCATACCTCCACATGGGAGTATAGATCTCTGGATCGAATGTGACGTATCTGCGGCTGACTTCATTCATCACAAGACCAACTTGATGCTTGCCCAATTGTGCTCTGACAAAGATGGGGCACTTGATTCTCACGCTAATCTGTGGGTGACAGAAGGGCGTGAAGTGATTGTGTTTTGCAAGATACTTGATAAGTTTTTGATCCTTCTCTGAAAGAGAACGACTAGGAACATGACTGTCAGTATAGTCCCAAGAACTTTCCTTGTTGAAGGAAACTCGGGCAGCGTTGACAACACTTAGGTCTGAACCCATGTAGTCAACTAGCTGGACATGTCCGTGATCAAGAACCTTAATATCAGTCTGAGCCGCGCTTTGAGTCGTCTGTGTCATTTTCATCCTTATCAACAAGTTCCACACTAACACCGGGGATTTGAGTAAAATCTGCTGCATACTGCCGTGCTCGTTCCCAGAGGGCAGGATCCATTTCTTTTACATATTCACCAAATCTTTGAACGAAGGTTAAATATGCTTCGCTTGCTTTAAGAATGTCTTCTTCAGACATATCATCATTATCGTCATTTTGATTATTATTTTGCATTTTAAACTTTCTTCCAATAAGTATACTTCATTTTTGCCTTAAGTCCAGAATAGACGTTGTTTATTATCAGTTTCATGGTAAGTCTGTTTCCATACGCAAGCACCATGTCATTAACATCTTTTTCAGTAATTTCTTCCGGCCAAATTACTACATTTCTTCCAGCATCAATGTATTTTTGTAAAAGACTTACAATTTCTTGATTTCTTGGTTCATTATCAAAAATAAACACTACTTTTGACTTTGAAATTTTTTCTGGCAATTCAGCCAACCAACCAGCACCTTGCATTGCAATTCCATTTGGAATAAACATGGAATCAATTGGGCCTTCTGTAACATACACAGTAGAATGAGGATCCACTTTGTCTAGATTATACCAAAGGCGCTCGCAACCCTGTTGTTTGAGCGTAATATAGCGTATTGCAGACTCCGAAAATGCTCGCCCCTGAACCCCGATAAGGTTTCCCAAGTCATCATAGAATGGTATGACCAATCGCTCTTCTTCCATACCTTCACGATCAAAGGAAGACATGATCTTTCCAAAGTCAGAAGTATAATAAAAGTTGATATATTTTTCTTTAGGAATTTCACGGGATTTGACATATTTTACTGCTTTGTGATCTTCATTCAACAAGTCGAGCCGAGTACCAAGGTTAGTGAAAACTTGTTGTCTTGGCTGCTCTTTCTTGACTTCAATTCGTTCTGGGTTTTTCTCTTTAAAGACTTCAAACGCATATTGTTTGCATAGTGTCGGGCTAACAGACTCAAGTACATTATATAAGTTGCAAGAAAAACCGCAATTGTGACATTTGTAAACATAGTTTCCATTATGCTCAAAGAAATATCCCCTTGTCTTGGATTTATTTTTCTTTGAGTCGCCACACTTAAAACAACGACATGTGGCCAGTGATTCTTTCTTCCACTTAAACTTCTGTAATGATGCAGAAAGAAGGTTTACATACTTCTTATCAATATATATGTTCATTTGGCGCTTTCAAACGTCCAATTCACAGCTTTGTTCTTTTTCTTTCCGAATGCCGGGTTGAATGCCTGTCCGTCATATCCTGATCCGACTCCCTCATCATCCGTATTATTAGCATTAACAAGATTATTGCTAGTATTGTCCACATCATAAAATTTCATCTTTGATTTGTTTACACCGATCAAAAACTTACGATTCTTAACAGTATCGTTTCCACGATTCTTCAATTGCTTGACCATAAGTTGGCCCGCTTCAGCCAACTCTTCATTCTCAATAAGAGCAACAAAGAAATCTGCTGTCTGAGGAAGACCAAAACTCTCAGATGTATCAGTCATCTCCATGTCACTGCTCTTTGCACCTTCTCGGTTAACTTGTGTGGCAGTCCATAAAGGAACATTATATTGTTTTGCTAAACCACGCAACTCTTCAGCAATACCCTTTACATAAGTATAACTGTTCATTCCATTGCCTAGTTTAAACCTTGCACATGAGCAAATGTTTAAGTAATCCACAAAAATTACATCAGGAACAAACTTTTTCTTGATCTTAAGTTCTTCAAGCAAGTTTCTGAAGTGTGTGACGTTTGCTGCAGCAGTTGGATATTCTTTAATGATCAGTTTTCCCCTGCATGTCTTCTTAAGATTTTCAATCTTTGCTTCATACTGTTGCAACGGCATTTGTTCAAGAACATGCATATCAGAGTCTAAAAGATTTGCATCAATTCTCTTTGCAATTTCTTCTTCTGCCATCTCAAGAGTAATGTAAAGAACATTCATATTCTGTGAAAGACATGCTGCTGCATGATGGCAAAGAAATGCGCTTTTTCCGACTCCTGACGCAGCCATGACTACATTCAATGTCTTCTTTCGCACTCCTCCGCGTGTAATTGTATTGAACATCTCCAAGTCAAAAGGCACCTTTTCTTCTACTCTGTGATAATACTCGTAACGATCATCTACATCTTCAAGAAAATCGTGACCAACTCTGGTATCAAAGGAAACAGAGAGAGCCTTCGACATAATCTCAGGAATAGCATTCTGTGTCTTTTCCTTGTCCTTACCTTCAATGATACCAATGGATTCCATGATACCATTGTAGATTGCTTTCTCTTTGCAAAACTTTTCAGTTTGGTCTACGAGCCAAGCGGTATCTGATTTCTCACCCTCTTTGAACATGTCATCAGCAATGGATACACACTTTTTGAATTCCATTTCTCCTAGAGTATTGCAAGACTCTAGAGATACAAGAATGGCATCCTTGGTGGGAATATTGTTATACTTTAGAATGAAAGAAGAAACCATAGTGAATACAGTTTTTTCTGACTTGTCATGAAAGTATGTTTCATTAAGAAAGGGGACAACCTTTCTTGAGTAGTCCTCGTTTAGTACGAGGTTTTTCAAGATTACTGATTCCATGTTTTTATTATACTCTTATTTCTTCAACTGTCCATCATTATCTTGATGAACGTCATCTTCAAGATCTACTGGTTCAGTATTTCGGGTAACTACACCACTTTCAACAATCTGAACAAATATTTCACCAACAATGTTTATAAAATTTTGCTCGTTTTGATTAAAGTCTTCGGGTGCATTTACCATTTCAATATCCATGGTAACATTTAAATTATCATTCTCTTCTAGAAGAGAAATTTTTCCATATTTGAATACAATGCCATCATATTGCCCACCTTTAATCTTAATTGGGCAAGTTTCAGATGGATCTGTTCCAGAGTATTCTAAAAATTCGTAATTAGTCTTGCTGTCCATATTTGAAGTCCTTTTGTATTTCTGCATCCAACTTATCTAGTATGTCTTTAGTATAATACTTCTCTGGGTCTTCGTCAATATTTTTTTCAAATGCTTTTGAACCATCAGGAAGTTCAATGCGTGTAGATACCTTTTTGAAGATATTGTATTTTATGGCCAAATCAGTGAGACCATAATATCTACTTAAACCGCTATTATAGTTTAATCTGGTTTCTACTTGCTTGTTCTCTTTTACAAATCGATTCTTGTAATTGGTGCACTTAATAAAGTTTCCAACAACTCCTTCATCGGTCTTGTCTTTTGACTTTGAAAGAGTTAGAATAGTACTTGCTGCATATTTTATGCCAATGCCACCACCAAGTTCCTTTGTCGGAACATATGAACCGATAACCTGATATGTGTGATTGGTGAGTAACATGGGAATATTTGCTTTCCCCAGTTTTAATGTCAACACACGAAATGTTGCCTTTGTCTGCTGTGCCTTTGTCATGTCACGAACATTTTTACCTTCTGCAGAATCGGTCATTTCCTTTTCTGTAGACAACATGCCCAAAGAGTCAAGAACCATAAAGATTGGCTTTCGTTCATCTTCTGGTGTTTCAAGAACATCGTTGACGATCTTGAGTGCTTGAGTTTTGAATTCCTCAATAGTTGCAACAGGCACCACTGCAATTCTATCTTTGTCAACTCCTCTTGAGTCAAACATGTCTGTGGTGACTGCTTGTTCGGTATCGAAGTAGATAACAATTCCGTCTTTGTGATCTTTGAGGAATTGTGATGCGATTCCGAGTGCATAAAAGGTCTTTCCCGTAGCAGGATCTCCTGCGAGACATGAAATTTTATTATTGGGAAGACCACCGTATATTGAACCCGAGAGAAGAGCATTCAATACATATGAACCCGTGTCAATATATCCAGTTACATCAGAACCATCAATTCCTTCCGCAACAATTTTTGCGTCAGGATTATTTATCTTTGAAATTAACCCCTTTAAGTATTTTGACATTGTTTTCCTTTTGTTTTAGTTTGTTTAGTTGTAAGAATAACAGCACCCCAATTTTCTTGAGATGCTTCTATTGGTTTGACTGATTCGATGGTTAAGTTGCCACCAACATCAAGAAGTCTATCACCAACAATATAGCATGGACCGCCTTCAAAGTCAAATAGCCCGTCGCCGTGACGAGTATACAAAGACCTACCTTCGATCTTGTAAGATCCATCTTCAAGAAGTGTGATTGTTCTTTCATCACCATATCTAGATTTAATTTTCTTTACCATTTTTTAACATTCCTCCTTTATGGCATTGAGTAATTCAATTTCTTCCTTAAGATCTTCCATTTCGCTTTTAAGATCTTCAATTGTCTTTTTAAGTGCATTAATTTCTTTTTCCTGATCAATTTCTCGTAAAGTCTTTTCACGGGAATTAAATTTATGCAACCAATTAATATCTTCATCATTCAAAATTAATGGATTTTTTGGTTCTTTTTGTTGTTTTTGGTACATTAAATTTTTTACAGGTGTTGAATAACTTTTAATGGTACTGGTTTCTTTAATTAGAGACAATATAAATCTTTCTGTATTTGCTTTAATGTATTTTGTATCTTCGCATGGTACGCCCAAGTCAGTTAAAAATTCTGGAGTGAATGAATTATTTACACGGATATTTGTATACTGTCCCCCATTTACCAAAACTTTTACATTAAAAATTCTGTCATATAGAGTATATTCTACACAAACATCCAAAAATTCTACACCATCCTCAATAATTGTTGAAACTTCAGCAGCATTTAACTTTGACCATCTAACGATATATCCTGTAGGAGTATCAGTGTATCCATTACTCGTATTCATGATGTTATTATATCTCAGACAAAAAAAGAATCAAGTGTAACTTCATTACTTATGGACCAGTTGATAGCCTGTAAAATATTGTCCAACGGTTCTCTAAAAGTTTTTTCAAACTGTTTTTTGCTATCAATATATTTTTCAATCTCAAATTCTTTTGGTGGCTTGCTGATAAATCCCATTACAGCATCTCTGCCACCCATACCATATGGATTGGGAACTTTAATAAAGACAAACTTTATCTTGTCGTTTTCCTTTATTTCTTGAATGGTCTTGTCAATACCAATCTTTTTGATATAAGCATTGTGTAGTAGTGCTGCCTTAGTTGCAATAGGAGTACCAGACTTGTAAATATTTGTGTTATCTGAATATTTTCCAATACCCTTAACTCCCCGGGGAGATGCTGTATCTTCAATAGGTAATTTCATAAATTCATCATAAAATTCATTCACATAAACCAACAACTCCTCCGGGGTTTTTGTAAGGATAATTCGAATGCATTCCTTCAACTTATTTCGAACAATTGCAGGCGTGCTGCTTCTTGCAGTTTCAAGTCCCATAATCTTGAGTTTGGGTTCCTTGAATCGAACACCTTCAAGATCCTGAACGAGCAAAGCATACCGCTTCTTTGCAATAAACATTCCTGCCGAAGCAATTGCTTCGCGCTTGAAGAAGATTTTATTTTCTTGGCAACCAAGAGTATGACCAAGAAGTTCCATCTCTTTCTTGAACTCTGGTTGGATCTTTTGCTCACACACTTGATTGATGAAGTCTGTGACATCTGCAATCTTAGTCTTTTCTGAGATCTTTTGGACAATAGGATCAAGATTTAGATAAACAGAGTCAGTATCGACTGCAATGACATAATCCTTATCATCCTTTGTGAGATGACGAATATAATCATTCACTGCATTTTCTGCCTTGCGAATAATGACTTGTCCGGTCACAGTAACTGCGGTGGCCAATTCTGGGGATGAATACACGAAAGCAGGATTGCCCAAACAACCATACAGGCTGTTTGCAAGAATTTTCTTAACCGATTGACGAATCTTCAGTGCTGCAATTCTTGGAATAAGATCTGCGTCTTTAGTATTCTCATATTCCTTCTCCAACTCAATCATCTTCGCCTTGGCTTCCTTGCGCTGATTGAATGTTCGTTCGATGAGAATGGGAATGAATCCCTTGATCTGACGAGTAAACATTGAACCATTGCAGGCAAGACACGCATCCTTTGATTCTGCGTCTTCGATGAATTGTGGAATATCTTTTCTCTTGCTGCGCAAAAAGTCATCAGCATTCAATGATGAATCCTTGTTGACACATGTATCGGGAGAAATATTCCATTGCATAATGATAGATGGGTACAGACTTGTTGCGTCAAAACTGACAACGTTCTTGTACAATCCCGGAGTGACCTCTTTGACATACGCACCAACAAACTGTTCATCCTTTGCATAACTACGCTTTAAAGGAGGAACAATGGATTTCTGCATCAGATAGTCACAGCAAATCGTCTCCCAGATTCGTGTGGCAAAGAACACAGTATCAAACGTGATTTTTGCTTCGTAAGCAATAGAAACCGCAAGATCGATCAGTCTGAGCTTATTGTCAAGCTGTTCAACCAGTAACGTATCTTGGACGTTATACTCTGCAAACTTTTGGAAGTTTTGGCGATAAAACTCGCGCAGAGACCCATACTCGCTGTAATCAAGTTTTTGAGCATCTAGTTCCACCTTTGCAATAAAGTTTAGGGCGTAACTTTCCTGACTCGTACCAGAAAACTTCTTGTACAGATCCATATAATCAAGAATCGTGTATCCCGGCATTTCATAGATCTTGTAGATTTTGCCACCGATATCCGTTTCCCGCATCTTCAACAGGCCAAAAGGCAACCACTTCTGTATTTCTTCCTCATCGAAGAAAAGTTTAGCCCTACCAATTATATAGGGTATATCGAACAACTTGATGTTCCAGCCCGTGACAATATCGACATCTTCCTTGGCAAGAATTTCAAAGGTTTTCTTGATCAGTTCCTTCTCGGAAGAAACAATAATAACTTTGCAATCTGGCAAAGTAATCTGGTTAAAACTGATGACATAAGTAACCCCATCAATACGAATGCTCATCAGGTTGATTCGTTCGTTGGGGTTGTCCAGATCGGGGAAACCACCTTCGGTTTCACATTCCAAGTCTAGGTATGCGACCTTGATCTTGGAAAGATCGTATTCCACCTCAGCCTCATAAGTCTCCATGATATATTGAGTGAGAAAGTCAGTGTTTCCAAAAATTTGGTAATCATCTAGATCCCTGTATTGGTCAAGAAACTGCCTGCAATCGTACAGCGTGTCAAAGATCATTCTCTTGACCTTGACGTTATTGAGAGAGCGATACTTACTCTCTTTCTCCGTCTTAATGAACAGAGATGGCTTAAATGCAACAGTGTCCGTGAATCGGATACCATTGCGATAGCCACGAACAAGTATCTTGTTCCCTTTCAGAGCACAGGCTGTGTAAAATTTCATTTCTTTGCGTCTTTATCCTTGAGAAGTCCAGCAAGTATAACGCTGTAGTTGATAATGTCAACAATCGCGTCATATACGCTTTCATTCTTCAAACAAAGTTCTCCACGGTTGAGATAAGTGGAGATTCTTGACATTTTATCCGTCATGCGGATAAGAACCCCAAGTTCAGCCGTCGAAAAGCCAAGATATTCAGCACGGCGAAAATTCATAAACGGATCTGATGTAGAAGCATAGTCATTATTCTTCTTTTCCATCAATTCCTTGGCTTCTTGGCAAATCTTGCTATGTAATGCAAATAGTTCGTCTCTAGTCATGGTTAATCAATATACCACAACCTATAGGGGTGTCAAGAATATAAATATTAAGACACGGAGTTTTTAAAAGATGTACCTTTCCACGATCGACCCACTTAAAGTAATTGAAGGCATTTCTATCGCAGTTATGGCAATTTTGGGCATCGGTTGGGGGGTTGCAAAATTTTGGAAATCAAAAGACAAAACTGATAACTTTATAGCAATTCACACCGAAATCCATGAATTGCTTACAGAACTTCGTTTGAGTGCTTCAAGTATGAGAGCCACCGTTCTTCAATTTCACAATGGCGAGTATTTTATGGATGGAATCTCAATGAGAAAGTTTTCAATAACCCATGAATCTTCTCATCGTGGATATATTTCTCAAGCAGTAAAATTTAAAAATGTGCTGTGCTCTCTGTATATTCCACTACTAAACAGAATTCTTGAAGATAAAGCCATTATTTACCATGTAGAAGCCATGCCAGAAAGTTATGCAAAACATTTCTTTGAAGATGAGAATATCTCACACTATGCATGCCTTCCTCTAAAAAATAAAGCAATAAATGTTGGGTTTATATTAATTCAATGGCATGCGGATTTTAAACCAAATATGGACAAAGAGCATGCCATAATGGAACACTTCAGAACAATCAAAGAATCAATTCAACTTCAACTTTCATATCAAAGGAACTAATATGCCTACAGAATTAATATCTTTACTAGGTGGAGGAGTGACGGGATTTTTATTCCGCTACTGGGCTCAACGGGCTCAAGACCAAAAAGACATGTTCAAGATGGCTATTGAGGCCAACAAACAAACAACAGATAACCAAGATAAAGCAGCCCAACGAGTGCCACTTGACGTAGGCAAAGGAGTGAGACAACTAATAGTTCTCGCATGTTTATTCGCTGTTGTTGCTGCTCCATTTGTTCTTCCATTCTTTGGTATTTCGACATTTGCTGAGTTCACTCAAAAACAACCTGAAAGTTTCTTTGGCTTGATTCCCGAAACAACTAAAAAGTATTTTGTAGAGATTCCGGGATATTTATTTGCTGAAGAGAACCGTCAAGTTCTTCTTGCCGTCGTAGGATTTTTCTTTGGCAGTGCAGCAGGAGGAAATAAATCATGAAATATCTCATCCCACTGATTTTATTCCTAGCCTCCTGCACAACTCCTCAGATTGTTTCTCCACTTGACAAACAAGGAAATCAAATTCATAGCGTCCTCAAAGAACCATTCTTTGGAGCACCTAGCCAAGCCTCCGAATGGAGTTTTTGGTACGTCATAATCTGCGTAGTTGCAGTTTATGCTGTATGGCGTGAATTCAAGTCTGTCAAGTGGCCCAAGAAGTCAGAATCTTCCAGTACTTCCGAACCCACCGACTCGGTTTGACTTCTGCTCTGGGGCTTCCCAAGTCTCTTCGATCTGCGCCTGTTCGTACTTGACAAGTTCGCCCTGAGCGATTCTATCGCCATGGTAAATCTTCATGATCTCGTCTGAAGTGTTAAGCACGATGATTTTTGTCTCTTGGACGTAATCTTCATCAATCACGCCTTCACAGTTTGCAAGGACAAGCCCATACTTTAAAGCCATTCCTGAGCGGGGATGGAGACGAATGCAATAGTCTTCAGGAATATCAAAGATCAGTCCAGTACGAATGAGTGCTCGTTCCTGTGGAGCAAGAGTGACATAGTTCTTGCCGTTGGCTCCATCATGCTGAACATCATATTCCCTTGCAGTCTTTCCAGCATAAATCTGAACCTGTGAATGAGGAAGAATACAGGCAGCAAGATCAAAGCAGGCTGCTTTGCGAGTCTCGTAATTTGGAATTTTTGCGGATGGTTCGACTTTGAATACTTTGAGCATTCAAATATTATAACACATACAATTTTATTGTCAAGTTATTTCCATTAGCGAAACAATTACGTGAGTTGAAAATGTATATCCGGAAGTGTATCTTAATTGATTTCCGGATTCAAGAGCAAGTGGGGCATCCAAAACTTGAAGACTTGTTCTTGAAGGAAGTTGGGCTTGTGTAATCAATGAATACGCCGTGCTCCCTTTAAGCAACTCAACAGTGATATAATTTGTATTGTTTACATCATTGTTTGCAATTTGAATAGAATTTACCAAAGCCGTTCCCGTAACACCACTGTATATTGTTGTGGCTGCTGTTGTGCCAACTAATGTACCAAAACTTTTATATGCTTCAGGCATATGGATTCCCTTCTTCGTTATTTAGTTCTAATTCAGGCAAACCAAAGAAGACTCTTGCAGCAGATTCTGTATCAAACCAATACCATCCATATACTGGATAAATGTATGAATCTTTTTCTTCTTTATATAAATTATAACTGCCTGCTATGACAAAATTTGGTCCGTGCAGTAAATCAAATTCATCTAGTTTATAAAATCCTGATCCTCTGTCCATAATTTTATCCTATTACAGCCCATCCCTTTGCTGTTGCTATTGATGGATTATCCGTTGCGGTTCCCCAGTTTCCTGTTACAGTTATAGCTCGCAATCCTGCTCCTGATGCACCAACAGTTCCAAGATTTGAATAAATCTCGTTTAAAGCAGTTCCACCTAAAGAACAAGAACTTACTACTAGATTTGCTCCAGTAAAACCACTCATACCACAACGACTTAAATTCCAATTTTGGAAGAACATATTTGTGTAAGTTCCTGCTGTATTTGTTCGCAACTGTATATTTGGAATTTCTTTTATTGCACGACAATTATAGAAAAATTCAGACATATTTGTAACATTGGATACATTTATTTGTGGGCAATTTGTCAGCGAATAACATTCATAAAACATTGCGTTTGCTGTTGTAAGTGTTGCACCAGTGATAAATGTATCTGGAACTCTTTCCAATGGTCTACAAAATCTAAACATGTTTGATGTGTTTGTTGCATCCCTCATATCAAATGTATTTCCCCAAGCAGAATCAAATCCCTTTATCCCGGTTGTGTTAAACATATTGCTAAAATTTGTTCCCTTTGTGGTATCAAAATAAGGAACCGATTGCATAGCTCTACATTGACTAAACATCGAAGAAAAGTTTGTTACATTTGAAGTGTTTATAACTTTTGGAAAATATACTAAATTGTCGCACCCGAAAAATAAACTTCCTACACTGGTGCAAGAAACAGCATCTATGACACCGGGAATTTTTTCTAATGATCTACAACCAGCAAATAAACCTTGAAGATTGGACCCCGTTACTTTAGATGTATCCAAAGCCGGTATTCTTTTTAAATTTTGACAATCTTGAAACAGTTGTGGCATACTAGTTGCTTTACTTGTATTAAAAGTTCCCGGAACTTTTTTAATTCTAGTGCAAAGAAAAAACATAAAAGACAAAAGTGTTGCATTTTGAGTTTCGCATATCGAAGGCGGAATCCATTCTAAGTTCTGACAACTATGAAATAAAGATTGGAAATCTGTTACATTGCTAGTGGAGGGAAATGCACTTATAATTTTAAGATTGAAACTACCAATAAATGCTGCTCCCAAAGAAGTTAAATTTGCATTTCCAATCCAACTAAAATGTTCAAGCAATCTTGACGCAGATCTATTATTAAATGTAGTATCTGAAACAGTAAGAGGCCCAGTAGCAAATGGGGCAGACATTATTATTTCAAGATAGCCGTTTGAATAATAACTTTGCAACCCTGATTGTGGATGTTTTACTGCAAAATTAAACTGACCGCTGAAAGTGGCACCTGCCTGTGGTGTAATGACAATATTTAAAGTTTTATATCCTCTAAAAACATCACTGGTAAGACCAGCATATGTTGTTTTATCATAATTTTTAGATGCTGTCGTTAGAGAAGAAAATGCACCCGTTGTTCCATCTCCCCAATCAACATTAAAATTTCCCGTCATGGTAAATGCAGTAAAATTATTGTCTGTATCATAAACAGCATTTGTAATTATAATCTTCTGTTCACCTTCAGAAACGCTTGGACCTTGTCTCCACTCCGTTGGTCTTGACCAATTAGTTTCGGCACTATAGTCATTTACAAGATATTTTTTATTTAAACTAACTACACCTGTTACATCATCATGAGCGGTGTAATCACCAATATAACCATTATTTAAACGATTTGATCTTGTTCTCATAAGAACCAACTCCTAGCGTTGTTTGTTACTCTAATATTGTTTGAAGTTTCTGTAAATGTTGCTGCTTGACAATTATTCGCAAATGTAATTCCACCAGAAGCACTAATCCCCGCAGTGAATGTGGTGAGTGCGCTGAAGGTTCCTCCTGCTGAACTGATGCCTGCACCAAAGTTTGTCAGAGTGTTGAAGGTGTTTGTTCCTGTGAAAGTTTGAGTTCCTGCAAGACCAGCCAAGGTGGTGGTAAAATTTGGTAATGTTACAAGATTTGAAGGATTTGATGGAGAAAAACTAAGTGTTTGGTTGTTTGATCCAGAATAGTATTGAATGTTATTGGCAGTATAGTTTGCAGTAACTCCTAATATTGTATTGACAACTGTTAATTGACCAAATGGTAAAGAAATTGTTTGATTTGCACTAAACGCATTATCTACATTCGTTCTAGCGACATTTGTAATGGCACCAGTACCACCATCAATACTCAACACGCCAGTGTTCGAAACCGTCAGAGTGTTTCCAGATACACTCAGTCCGATTCCGCTTCCGTTGGTGAGTCCTACAGCACCCGTCAGACCACGAACACTTGAAACACCAACTACAGCACCAGTAGAACCTCCGGAACTGGTTTTATCCCAAGCAACACCATTGTAAGTCCAAAGAATACCATTGTATGTATAGGTATTTCCTGCGACTGGACTATTTGGAAAATCAATGGGCATTTATATTATT